ATCCATAATTATCCTTAAAAGTAAACAGCTTATGCTGTACCACCATATTAAGCCAAATTAAATAAATGTGCAAACTATTTGATATGGCGTTGTATTTTTGTTAAACTTGCTTAATGAAGAAAAAAATGTTTACCGATAGCCAAATTATCGAGTTACTGGGTGGGCCAACAAAAATAGCCAAAATCTGCAAAATTAGCGTACCTGCTGTAAGTATGTGGAAAAACTCAGGTATTCCAGCCGATAAGATGGTCTATTTAGGGGCGTTATTGGAACAGGAAAGCAAGGGATTAGTAACCCGTAAAGACCTATTTCCTGAAAGTTACCAGTTAATATGGCCTGAGTTGCGTTGATTTAGTGTTATACTGCGATTGTCAGGTCTGGAAAACTCGACATCGTAGCAGAAGGCTCTATTCACATGGGCTGGATTGACTACCTAGTTTTACTACTTTGTCATCTTTCCAGACCCCAGCCCAGTTGAATGGAGCTTTTTCATTTTAGGGCTTGACCTAGCCCGCACACAGGCGTGATGATGCGGTAAAGGCCGTAAATACTTCAGAAGCGAAACGGCAGCAATGCCCCATATTTTGCGGATAAATGAGCAAAAATTATGGAACTGTCCTATTGCCTAACGGCAGGGGAAACTGGGTAGCCTTGGTAATACATAGACCTGAACAAGCAAAACAACCCATCATTTATTTACGACTGATTTCCGAAACATCCGAAGTCGCATAATTCATCCTATCTACGGATAGGAGTATTACGCCCTTAATCCTCACAAACCGATTCGCATACAAAAAGTTACATAAAAGTTACATTATCTGACTTTATGTAACATATATAACCCATAGGGAAAGTACCTATATAATTAATCATTAAGTTTACTTAACCTACAGTCTTTAAGGGGGATTATATGACATTTTTAGTAGCTAACATACCGCCTGTCAAGTGCTTTGTACGCAGAGAGTTTCTTTATAACCACGAGCAAGGACAGGGAGAACTAGAACCCTGTGTATGGATGACTGCAAAGGCTATTAAGGGTCAAGCATTTCGTATTGAGTCTATGCTTACAAACTACGGGGCTTTGTACGACAAGCTGCCAATCCATGCGTATGTGTGGAAAGCCGTAGAAACCCCGCTACCCCTAGACCATTTACAGATATGGGACTGTCTATCTTACGATATGGCGGTGATTGAGAAGTCTAATCTGCGGGGGCTAAAGGTCAAGTTTTTTGGTAAGGACAAGCAGTTTCACTTTGGTAACTACCTGTTTACGATTGACTTTGCCAGCCCTGAAGCTAACCGCTTGGATACCAGTTTTAGCGAGGGGGTCGAGGAGCATAAGTCTTATAACTTTATCCGTTTAGATAACGGGCAGTTTGCCTGCCAGCCCAATAACAGATGCCTTTGGTACGATGTTTCTCTTGTGCCTGCTGTATTAAAGACACCTGACTTTAAGATACCCACCGAGGTCTATAGCGTTGAGAACCACGCCAAGTGGAGTGCTAAAGACGAGTGGTTTTATAACTTTGACGCATTATGAGTTCTTGGTTAATTATTGTAACGGGGCTTATTTATGCCTATATAGGTATAGAACAAGGCTTTAAAGGTAATACAGCTATGGCAGTTGTATATAGCGGTTATGCTTTTAGTAATATTGGACTTTATATACTTGCAACAAAATAGGGGGATGTGTGGATTTTGAAAAGTTTTGGATAAATTGGCCCAAAAAGGTCGCAAAGAAAAAAGCTGAAATTGCTTGGAAACGATTGACTGACCTTGAAAAGCGTGAAGCATTAGAAGCCTTGCCTAAACACCTTAGACATTGGCAACTTAAACGCACCGAAATAGACTATATTCCATACCCTGCTAGTTGGATAAACGCTGCACGATGGGAAGATGTTTTAGACATGACCCCCGCCAAAGAAAAGGTAGATAGGTCATGGATGTTTAGCCAACAAGGTATTGAGAACAAAGCTAAAGAGCTAGGAGTTTTAGGTAACGGCTACGATAGCTACGAAACTTTAAAGAAGAAATGTATGATGCGAATGGGTTTGGAGATTGATTGAGCACCAATACCAATGTGCAGTACGGCAGTTATGTTATTGGCGTAAGCAATGGGGGTTAGCAAAGTTTAGAGAATACCTATCAAAATATAAACTTGATAGTAATTTACTAAATGGCTTTGCAGACCAATGGACAAAAGGTAACAAAGGTAATCAGGGGGAATGGATTGATTAGGCAAGTTTTAATAACTGACCAAATGCGTGAACTAGCTCACAAAAAAGCTAAAGAAATGGGCAAGTTGCGTTACAGTATTACTAAAGGAAGCGGTAATATATTTGGTTTTTTAGGTGAATATGCTGCTTGGTCTTTGATAGGCGGCAAAATTGCCAACACGCATGAATACGATTTGATTTTGCCTGACGGCAGGACTGTTGATGTTAAAAGCAAACGCACCAAAGTTGCACCTCAACCACATTACGAATGTTCAGTTTATGCCTACAACACTAGACAAGCGTGTAATTTTTATTGTTTTGTTAGGGTTAGTGAATTGATGGATAAAGCATGGATTGTTGGAATGATTGATAAAAACAAATTTTTGCAACGGGCCACATTTATTAAAAAAGGCACACTTGATGGAAATAATAATTTTAAAATTATGGATGATTGTTTTAACTTAAAAATTCAGGAGTTGGATGACGCTGAATACATTGTTAAATGCACTTTTTAGGGGGAAATATGGAAATAGATATTCAAGAAGTTTTTAATAAACTTGACAGTATTAAAGAAGAATACAGTTGGGCTAAAGGCAGGCTTGCTGGTTTAGAATCATCAAAAAGCAGCGTTAAATCAATTATGATGAAAAAAAGTTCAGAACAATCGCTTGGCGGTCAGGAGCGGGAAGCCTACGCATCTCAAGAATACCAAGACCATTGTGATTTAATTGACGAATTTACCGCCAAAGAAGCTTTGCTAAAGTTAGAAATTTCTATTGCTCAAATGAAGTTTGAAGCGTGGAGAAGCGAACAAGCCACTAACCGCAACATTGAAAGACTAACACGATGAGAGATTATGCAGAAGTATTTTTAGACCTAACCCGTACCATTAAACGGGTGCATGAACTTAAACTTAAAAATGACCATACCGAAGCCTATTTGTTAAGCTGCGATATAACAGACTACGCCCAAGAACTAGAAGATATATTGCAAAAAGATGCAAACATTCAATGAACAAAAAGGATAAAAAACGCCATGACGATATTGCAAGACTTGGTTGCGTCTTATGCTACCACTTGGGCTTCAATGACACCCCCGCAGAGCTTCACCATGTCAGACGATTCGGGGGTAAACGGGCAAATGCACCAATACTTCCCTTATGTACCGAGCATCACAGAGGTGTTACAGGCGTGCATGGACTCGGAGCTAAGGCTTTTGAGCGATACCACCAAGTTGAGTTCGATACCTTACTAGATATAGTCAAAGTTCGAGTGGGTCAAAACCAAGCTCGGTAGCGACCATTTTTGCCCTATTTCTAAAGGTCTTATCGTGCTTAGTCCACGCTTGGGTGGAAGTATTCCAACGGCTTGCATGAATCATCTCGTGAGCCATAGTCCTAATTACTGTGTCTAAATGCCCACACCTAGCGTCAGATATAGTTATGGTATGGGCGTGTTTTTCCCCATCGTCATATAAATAAGTACCCATAGCGTCAAAGTCGCTATCGACTATAAATTTACATTCTTCAGGTAGGGGCAAATCCCAAGACGCAAACGGCTCGCAGCAATACAACATACTGTAGATGTGTTCGATAATCTTAGGCGTAATCTTCATACTTCTAATATTTCACCACGAAACTCTACCTCGTTTTCCCCGCAAACCTGAATCATCTCAGGCATTAACAACCGACCTCTTTCCCAAGATGCCATGACAAACCCTTGTCGCCAATCTTTTGCGTTATCTTCTGTATAGCTAAAGCTATCCGCATTGATGTCGGCTAAAGTGCCTGTTTGCACACCCCAGTAGGTCTTTTGGTCAAAGGTTGATATAGGACTTAGAGTCAAGACATGGGTATGCCCTGTAAAGATATTACTAAAACTTGCCTGTACATTGTTATACCCTGCGTACCTACCGCCCTTATGCCTATGCTTAATTACAGTATCCTCATTAACCCAAAACGACCAACAGGTTTCCCAATGCGGAAAGTGGTACTTTAGGTTAAACCCATCGACCCCCGAAAACTCAGGGGCACGAGCCACCAAAGCCGACTCATAACGCATATCGTGATTACCTAGAGTCCAAATCAACCGACAGCCTGCTGGTCTAACCTTTTCAATAGCATCTAAATGCGTTTTACAGTAGTTTAGTTCGTCTAATACGCTTGGTTGTCGGTCAAAATTTATCTTTGGGAATCGACTCAATACAGCCCCGTCAAAGGCATCTCCGTTACAGATAATGGCTTTGGGTTTGAAATGCTCAATAAACTTGATAAGGGCTTTAAACCCTGTAGTTGTATCTTTTGTAAAGTGGGCATCCGAAAAGATGATGACTCGACCTTTTTCTAATTCTATACCCCGTCTAACGCTATGGGTGGCAGCATCTAATCGTTCTTGCAGTAATTCTTGGCGTTTTGCTTTGTCAGCCCTAGCTCTTTCAATATATTCTTTGCTTTTTTCTTGCTTATAACTAAGGTCGGTTACTAGCGTTATATTCTGCCTAATCTCTACTGACCGCCTACGATTCATAACGGCACGAACACCGATACCTAAATGTTCTGCTAATGCTGTGGGACTAGGATAAGACCGCCACTTTTCTATAAATTCGTCATCACCAATGTAATCACCATACTGATTTTTAGCCATATAAGACCCTAATCGTGATAAAGTTAGCATATCTTAACCGATTACTGTTAAAAAACAATGGCATACGCTAAAAGAACTGACGCTAACCAAGCGGAAATAGTAAAAACTCTAAGACAAGCGGGTGCTGATGTGTATGACT